ATTCTACTAGTGCCATCCATTCTCTCATGAATGATACACTGTCTGGTTTCTCTGTATAAGACACAGAGTTATTTGCTAAAGCTCTTTGTGGGTTGTTGTCCCACCAGTTGCCTGATTTAGCATGACGCATTCTGTCATCTGATAAATTACTCAATGAAATCATAGCACTACGGCGTACACCACCTACAACCACTACCTCGCCTATCTTACACATAATGTCATGGCACTCTAATGATGAGAGCCTACGTCCTTGTGCATCTTTAAATGTCTTGATGACAAAGGTGAACAGGTCAACCAATGGGGCAGGTCCTGATGCTCTACCACCAAACGTTTTAAGAGGTGCACCTGCAGGTCTAACTTTAGATACATCCCATGTTGGTATTTCACCACTGTAAAGTAATGCGATCATCTGGCGTAGAGCCTTAGCCCAACCTTCCTTACTGTCTTTGACAACTATGTTAGTCTCACTGACAAATAGAGTTGGTACTTCAGGTAGCTTCTGTACTGACTGACGTTCAACTGAGAACCCAACACCTGTACCACACAATAGAATAAACATAGCCTCATCGAATGCCTTAACATCATCGACAGCTAAGTATGAACAGTTATACATACAGGTATTGTCACGTTCTGCAGCCTTACCTGCTGTCATCAATGATCTCATGCTAGGCATAACAGCTAAGTTTAGTATAGCTTCTTTGATTTCTTTCTTGGTAACTATGTCAGCTAAGTCACCTACAATATTATCCATGTACCTATCTACTGTGTCACCCCAAGACTCACGACCTTTGCCTTCGTAGTATTTAGCATAACGTGACTTATGTATAAATGCTTGGTAATCTGTTGGTAAGTAGTTATTCATTTTTAATTCCCTTTTCCTCTAAGTTAGGTGTGTAGACTAAATAAAAAGTATTGCATTCTGGACAGGTTAGGTTTGTTTGTATGATGTATTCTTCACTGTCGTCAACATTCTCATCACCACCCCATATTAGTTCAGTATTACAATGGTAACACTTCATTCTTTAGTCCCTCTATCTTTCTTGTCTTCTTTGAACCAGATCATACGATCAATTTCTCCACGAGTAAGACCTATATCTTTTAGCTCCCTATCTGTCAACTTATTTAAATGTTTAACTGCATCTCTATGTAGCTGCCATGTAATCAGATAATTAATAAACCTATACCACCAACGTCCGAATGCTTTCATCTTTTATCTCCTGATCCTTTAAGAACACCACGTTCATATCTATCTGACAACTTACTAATATTCCTATTTGCTAACTTAGATAAGCTAGTGTTATGTTGCCTAGCAAACTCACTGACAAACCACAGTACATCACCTAGCTCATCTAATACGTCACCATGTGGGTATGCCATCTCATCTTTACGATACCACTTAGCTAACTTACCTGTAAGCTCACCAACCTCAGCTGACAAACCTAAACTTAAATATTCTAATGCTCTATTCTCAGGATAAATAGCTGTGGTTGCAGCTGCCCTTTGATACTCATCTAATGTTTTTACTTTAGTCACTCTTCTATCCTTTTCCATTCTTCTAATTCTGCATCTAGATTAAAGTAATCTTCGACATCTATTCTCTTCTCGTCTACAAGCCATGCCACCACATACTCTTCTGGTATTTCGTTCTGTTCAAGGAGAAGTTCTAGTCCATAATTTTGGACAAGAGCACGAATTTTACTATCATAATCAAACATTGTCAACTACCCTTTTTCTTTTCTTTAGTCCATTCGACAGGAATAATTTCTTTTGCAAACTTGAATCCGTTCTTTGTACACCAATCACCATATGTAGTCTTAGAACCCTTATACAATTTAGCTGCAGGGTTGCTGAATACAAAACGAATATCATGTTCGGGGTGTTGTGCCTTGACCATTAAATGCTTGGTTCTATCTGAGTGAATGAACCGCCCTTTTGTTTCGATTATTATACCATTGTCAAGCACGAAGTCAGGGGTATATGTTTTAAATCTTAAGTCTTGCCATTTGATACGCATCTTTTCGTATTCAAATTTAATCTTTAGTTTCTTGAGGTAGGCTGCTGTCCTCTTCTCTAAGCCTGATCTGAAACGCATTTAGGCGGCTCCCATATTTGGTTCTCGTAACGTCGAAGCCAGAGTAGTCTAGCATTCTCAATGACCCTTGCCTCATCCCCACCATAGGAACGTAAGCATTCCTCATACATACCAGCCTCAGTTGTACAGTCAGCAAGTATCTTGTCAGCTTTCTTAGGGCCGATACCATACAAGCCTATGATGTTATCAGCCTTGTCACCTGTTAGGATTTGAGTATAGAAGAAACGTAAGCCTTCAAACTCACCCATCTCTGTCATTGTACGTTTGTTAGGGTTGTAGTGTGAGCATGGTATCTGCAGCATGTCCTTGTCTATAGATATGACAATAGCTTCTTTACCGTAGTTAGTAGCCCATATACCACATAGGTCATCAGCCTCTTCACCTTTAGATACAACAGCATCCCAATTCTTTATCATGTGATTACGTATATCTTGTAGGTGCTGAGGTTTCTCTGTGTTCTTACGGTTACCTTTGTACTCATGTGTAATCGAGTACTTGTACCTGAAGTTACCTTTACCTGTCAGGAATACTTGGTACTGCTCAGGGTCTAGTTCCCACATCACTTCGTTAAGTGATTGCTCAAGTATCTCATCTAGTTTGTCTAGTGCATCCTCAACTGGATCGTTCTCACATGAGAAAGCTGCACGATATGCAAACGGATCACCATCTACTAGCACCTGTTTAGGTTTTGTTAACATAGATATAATCCTTTATATATATTAAAAAGAGCACCCCAATTAAGGGATGCCCAAGTCGGAGAGGGAAACTTTTACCAACGATCTTCTGTGGCTAATTCTTCATATGGTACGTGCTCTAAGATACCAATCTTTTCTAGGCGTACAGATGCTGTTGATCCTTCACCATAAATAGATAGCTTAACCTTAGCTGTTGTACCATTACCTAGTGCACCATCCTCTACAAAGTCCCACTTAGAACTTGTAGTACCTTTGGTTACTGAAGGTGCACCACCGAAATCATCAATGCCAGATGGGTGTACGTTAGGACGTTTAAGTTTCATCCCTACCTTACCACCTGCTGCATCAATAGGTTTAATCATTTGGTTACCCATTGCTGTCTCAGGGAAACCCATTGCAATCATACGATTAACTTCTTCACTGTCTTTAGGTACAAACATTGTGTTGTACTGACCTTGTGTATTTACATGGTAATCTGAGTTGTCCATGTTGTCTTGGAATACACGAGCATAGTATAAAGATCCTTCGAATATACCGTATTTAGTTTTCTTTTTATCAGCCATATCAATTTCCTTTTTTAGCTTCTGATTTAGTTACAATATAAATAATTAATTGTGTTGTCAATACAAAAATTATAGGTGAAAGTGCTACAAGATAGGGAAACATTTAGTGAGTGTCCTTCCAGTTACGTCCGATGTCAGTTGACCCTGCTAATGGGCATACCATATTAAACTTCTCTCCTATGTCAACAAAAGATTGACGTTGCATAGCACCTAGTTCCTCAGCTGTTGCATAATTACCACACACCTCAGTCTGCCATTCATCATGAGGCCATGTGACAAGCTTAAAGTCTATACCTTTATCCTTAGCTTGACGTACCCATTGTAGTGCTGAGTGTTTCATGATGACAGACTCACCATTCTGCAGCATACCTGCGAGTGTCTTATGTTCAGATGGTACTAGAACCTTACGTCCATCCATACCTTTGAACCAACCTCGTTTAGCTATGTGTGGTATGACTTTTTTCTTTAGGTTAGCAAGTCCTTGGATTGATTCCATAAAGTTCTCGACACATTGACTAGCCTCACGTTGATTGACACGTAGTATCTGAGCTATCTTACCTGTACCTGCCCCTAGTAAAAATGCATAGATGAAAGTCTTAGCATCATCTCTTGTTATGTGTGACATACCTAATGCTTTCTTGTTCAGGTTGTGTATGTCAGTCTCGTTCTCTTTCTTACCTGACACAATAGCATCCACATATTCTTCTGACTTCATTAGATGTGCAAGTACTCGCAGCTGAATCCCTTCAGCATCCGTACCCACTAAATAGTTACCTTTCTCAACACCCCATAAGGCACGGAACTGTCCATCGTATCTATGCTTAACCTCTTCCACAGCTGACTTAGGTGTACCGTGAAACTCAGATGGTATGTTAGCTTGGTTAGGTGCTGAGTGAGCCATACGTCCTGTCCATGCCCCAATGTGTGTGAACCTACCATGTATTCGGTGGTCATCACCACAATGTCCTAGCCATTCAACCAAAGATGATCTCCTACCTTCAAGTGTCAACCACTCAGCTAATCTTTTACCACCTGCAGGTGCTTCATCAGGCAGTGTCTCAAGGTTAGCCTCAGATAATGTCCAACCATAACGTGCAAACTTATCTCCACGATCTCTGTTTTTGTTCTCTATCATATTGTATGTGTCCCTTTGTTTTCTCATATGGCTGCCAACCAGCTTCCCATAGTCTTTCTATTCTCATCTTAGGTGATGCTGGATTAAACTCTATCCAATCGTAGCACACTAAGTCGGGTGGGTTAACTGACCAATCAACTGTTGTCTTAAAGTATTTCTCTTGTGCTTTCTTTACACTTGACATAACAGTACCATCCTTTTTCTTTCGGTACTTAATCCTGTTCACCTCTTCTAATTGTGGTGGGAAATCACGTTGGAAACTTTCAGTTAGTTCTATCATGCGTAGCTCAACCTCATCCAAGAGGTGTTCAGCTTTATCTTTCTCGAAGTAGAACCCTGCGTCTGTCATCTCTTCACATAAGATCTGTATGTCATGTTCACATTTGATAGCATCCTGTAGATCAGGGTCAAAGATACTAGACTTAAACTTATTGTATAGTCTAACTGTAACCTCAACATCCTGATGACAATAGTCAATCATCTCTTGTGTCAATACTTCGAACTGATCAAACCCAATCTTAAACTCACCTAGCCTTTGACCCCATGCCTTGAGACTGTGACCACCCTTGATGCTGTAGTCTATAAGCCTTGACATAATCAATGTGTCAATGACATCAGTTGGTTTAATAATCTCAGGGTATGCTATGAGTAAGGGGTTCAGCAGCTTGTTTATTACTTTAACATCGAACCCTATCCCATTGTGAAATACGAACTTATCTGTTTGTTGACACAGTAAGTAGAAGGCTTCTCTCTCTTCAGGTATGGTACAAACATTAAGGAACTGGTACTTCTCATTGGTGTCAACATCCTGAGCACAGATGACATGTATCTTAGTAGCATCCAATGCGTCAGTCTCAATGTCCATTGCTAATATTTTCATTCGTAATCCCTGTCTTGCCATGTAGCCCATAAACATAGAGCTAATTCCCAAGGCCATATGATAGCTTTCATTCTCATAGTTGTAGTATTCCTAGGTGCTTCAAGTATTATGTGTATCGTATTCATCAGTATGTAATGGTTAACAATACCCACAAAATAAATGCATGCTGCTATGTAAACTAAAGGATCATATTCTAATAGTTCTTGCATCAGTACTCTCCATATTTTTCTGACAGAGTAAAGCTATCTGTATTGAAAGTCAACTGACCTGCATATCCTGTCGGTCCAACTGGTCTGTTCTTTGTGACAAGAAGTTTGGTTGTATTTCTTTCATCAATATCTTCTGACATCTTATCTCGTTGTAACTCAACAACAACTGATGCTCTTTGCTCTATCATACGGCAATACTTAACAGCACCATCATCATTGGTATGTCCGATTGTTACAATACCAACGCCTAACTCAGCAGCTAACTTAGATAGCCTGACAGATAGATCAGCTAGGAATTGTTCTTTGCTTTCATCACCACCCATGTTAGCTGCAATATCTTGGATAGGTTCAAAGAATATATACTGAACACCACATGCTTGTGACAAATACCTGATGTGTCCTAGTATATCTATAGGATCATCCTCATCATTCAAGAAAAACTGATATAGTCTCTCATCTTTAGTTAGCTTAACGATAGCATCATGTACTTTCTGTTCAGCACTTGCTTGTGCTATCAAATCCTTACGTGTCAGGTTATCCTTTAGTTCGTATGACACCAACCCAAGTAGTGATCTAAGTTTTGTCTCTTCCATATGCCAAGCTGCGATGCTTATCTCAGGGTGCTTGGTAAGTATGTGGTACTCTAAGTATCTCATGAACTCAGTCTTACCTATACCTGTTTGTGCCTTGAACAATGTGAAGTGACCCTGCATCAGACCCATACATAAATC